AAACAGCATCTGCTGGGAAGTACACCAAAAAGCCTTGGATATCATAGACGGCAGAAAGAACGATCCCACCTTCTATCCGGTGATTTATGGTGCAGCTTCCGAGGATGACTGGTCTGATCCGAAGGTGTGGAAAAAGGCAAATCCGTCACTTGGCATCACCGTCAGCATGGACAAAGTCAAAGCAGCTTTTGAATCAGCCAAGCAAAACCCTGCAGAGGAGAATAGCTTCAGGCAACTTCGACTGAACCAGTGGGTCAAGCAGGCGGTGCGTTGGATGCCGATGGACAGATGGGATCAATGCGCTTTCCCTGTGAATGAAGGCGCTCTCGAAGGACGGGTCTGCTACGGCGGGCTCGACCTCTCCAGCAGTACAGATATAACAGCGTTCGTGCTTGTTTTCCCGCCGCTTGATGAGGCGGACAAATATAGCGTGCTCCCGTTTTTCTGGATACCAGAGGAGAACATTGACCTCCGTGTCCGGCGCGATCATGTGAATTACGACGTCTGGCAGAAACAAGGATTTTTGTTAACTACCGAGGGGAATGTGGTGCATTACGGCTTCATTGAAGCGTTCATTGAACAGCTGGGCACGAAGTACAACATCCGCGAGATTGCCTTCGATCGCTGGGGCGCGGTCCAGATGACACAGAATTTAGAAAATCTCGGCTTTTCGGTTATCCCCTTTGGGCAGGGCTTCAAGGATATGTCCCCACCGACAAAGGAGCTCATGAAACTTACGTTTGAAGAGAAAATCGCGCACGGCGGCCATCCGGTCCTTCGATGGATGATGGATAACATTTTTATTCGAACCGATCCTGCCGGAAACATCAAGGCCGACAAGGAAAAGTCCACAGAAAAGATCGACGGTGCGGTTGCGACGATTATGGCGCTTGACCGTGCAATTCGGTGCGGTAACGATTCGGGCGAAAGCGTGTCTGACACACGTGGACTGCTCGTTTTTTGATTGGAGGTAATTGCCTATGAACATCTTTCAGGGAATATTTAAAGCCCGCGACAAGCCTAAAAACTTAGGCGGCGGGAACAGCTTTTTATGGGGAAGCTCATCATCAGGTAAGGTCGTTAATGAAAAGACAGCTATGCAGATGACGGCGGTCTATTCATGCATCCGTATCTTATCGGAAGCCATCGCGGGCCTGCCGCTGTTCGTGTATCAATACGGCAGCGACGGTAGTAAAGAAAAATATCTTGATCATCCGCTGTGGCGTGTGCTGCACGACGAACCAAATCCGGAGATGACCTCGTTTGTGTTCCGAGAAACCATGATGAATCATCTGCTGCTGACGGGCAATGCCTACGCGCAGATTATTCGAAACGCCCGAGGTGATGTCGTGGCGCTGTATCCGCTTATGCCCGATCGAATGATGGTGGATAGAGATTCGCAGGGACGGCTGTATTACCGATACCGAAGAAGCATTGACGATTCACCGGTAGTCGGTAAAAACAAGCAAAGCGATGTGATTCTAGCACCTAGCGATGTGCTCCACATTCTCGGTCTGGGCTTCGATGGTCTTGTGGGATACTCACCGATTACGATGGCCAAAAATGCCGTAGGGCTTGCCATTGCCGCCGAGGAATACGGAGCAAAATTCTTTGCCAACGGTGCTGCACCAAGCGGCGTCCTGGAGCACCCCGGTACGATAAAAGACCCAGAGCACATTCGGCAAAGCTGGCAGTCCACGTTTGGCGGCAGCGCTAACAGCAACAAAATCGCTGTGCTGGAGGAAGGGCTCAAGTATACGCCGATTGCCATCTCTCCTGAACAGGCGCAGTTTCTTGAAACACGGAAATTTCAGATCAACGAGATAGCTCGAATTTTTAGGGTTCCACCTCACATGTTGGCGGATCTTGAGAAGTCGAGCTTTTCTAATATTGAGCAGCAGTCGCTTGAATTCGTGAAATACACACTGGACCCCTGGGTTATCCGCTGGGAACAGGCGATGAACAAATCGCTGTTGCTTGAAAGCGAAAAACGCGATGTGTTTACAAAATTCAATGTGGACGGACTTCTCCGTGGAGATTACGCCAGTCGTATGACGGGCTATGCTACGGCGCGGCAGAACGGCTGGATGAGCGCAAACGATATCCGACAGCTTGAGAACCTCGACCGAATACCGGTGGAACTAGGAGGCGATCTCTACCTCATTAATGGAGCAATGACCAAATTACAAGACGCAGGCGCGTTTGCAAATACAAATACAACAGAAACGGAGGAAACCTCAGATGGACCAAACAAAACGGGCGGTAAGTCCAAACAAGTCCCTCGGCAGGGTGCGTGACAAACACTTCTGGAACTGGGGAAATGACGAGGCACTGGGCGTCCGTACCCTATACCTCGACGGTACCATTGCGGACGAAAGCTGGTGGGGTGATGAGATCACGCCACGAATGTTCAAGGATGAGCTGCTTTCGGGCAGCGGTGACATCGTGATGTGGATCAACTCACCCGGCGGGGACTGTGTGGCGGCTTCACAAATCTACGCCATGCTCATGGATTATCCCGGCAATGTCACCGTAAAGATTGACGGGCTGGCGGCAAGCGCGGCATCGGTCATAGCTATGGCGGGTACCGAGGTGCTCATGGCGCCAACAGCACTGCTCATGATCCATAATCCGATGTCTGTCGCTATCGGCGACACGGAGGAAATGCAAAAAGCCATCGCCATGCTAGATGAAGTGAAAGAATCCATCATCAACGCCTATGAAATCAAAACCGGCCAGTCGAGGGCGAAAATCTCGCATCTCATGGACGGTGAAACGTGGATGAACGCAAACAAGGCGATCGAGCTGGGCTTCGCGGATGGCATCTTGGAGGATGCTAAGCGCGGTCAAACCGAAGATGTGGTCTTTGCGTTTAGCCGTAGGGCGGTCACCAATTCGCTCAGGAACAAGCTCATCTCCAAATCCGCTGCGATAGCGGAAGAAAAGAAGCAGGATGCGCCGACTGGCGTGTCCATCGAAGCGGCTATGCAGAAACTGCAGGCCCGCAAATACATTTAATGGAGGAATTAGTTATGAAAAAGGTACTTGAAATGCGCGAAAGACGCGCAAAAGCATGGGACGCAGCGAAGGCTTTTCTCGACACGAGGGCTAAGGAGGGTGTCCTTTCTCCTGAAGACAACGCAACCTATGACAAAATGCTCGCGGATGTGGACTCGATGGCACATCAGATTTCCATTGGGGAAGACCGTGTAGCAAGGGACGCGGCAATGGCGCAGCCGACCAGTTCGCCTATTACGGCCAAGCCAAACGCACAGAATGGCAAGCCGCTCGCGCCCAGAGCAACCGCTGAATATCGCGAGGATTTCTTGAACCTCGTGCGCGGTAAGCGTCCGATTCACAATGTAATGGAGCAAGGAACTTCTTCCACTGGCGGTTATCTCGTTCCTGTGGAATTTGACAGTGCTCTCGTTCAGGCACTTGCCCGTGAGAATGTCATTCGTTCTCTGGCCAAGGTCATCACGACTGCTGCACCGCATAGGATTAACGTCGCACTGACGGATGTATCTGCCGACTGGGTGGCAGAAAGCGGCGTATTTACGCCCAGCACGCCTACCTTCAACCAGCTCTCCCTGGATGCCTTTACGCTCCGTGCGGCAGCGCTGGTTTCAGAAGAACTGCTCCAGGACTCCATGTTCGATCTTGAAGCCTACCTCATCGACAATTTTGCACGCGCTTTTGCGGCAAAAGAAGAGCAGGCTTTCTGTATCGGCACAGGTAGCGGCCAGCCCACGGGCATTTTCACCGCGAACGGTGGCAATGTCGGTGTGACGACTGCATCGGCATCGGATATCAAAGCAGATGAACTCATTGACCTGACGTATTCACTCAAGGACGGCTACAAGAAAAATGCAGCATTTATTTTGAGTAGCGCTACCCTCGCGGGTATCCGCAAACTGAAGGATGGGAACGGTGCTTACATGTGGCAGCCGTCGCTGCAGGCAGGTCAGCCTGACCGACTGCTCGGTTTCCCCGTGTATGTCTCACAGTATGCGCCAGCCATCGCGGCAAGCGCCTACAC